TAATACTAAACCTCTGTCCATTTTCCTCGGAAGAAACTCCGTGTGATTTTTTTCTTCCGAGGTTTTTTCTCGGAGGTCTGATCGCTTCGCTCGTAAGCCTTACCCAACGCGCTGCGCGCGAAGGGGACATCTCAGGTAAGCTTGAGCAGTGTGTTTAGGCAGGTTTATTTAAACTCTCTAATTTCAGTACAACGACGTTCAATTTCCCTTAAGGGATTACCAGTCCAAAAATGACTGGGTGGGACACTACAAGTAATGTAGATCTCTTCTGGGACAAAGTGTTCAGTGCCATACATAACGTTGACGACGACAGGGTTTCTGTCGATGTAACGTTTAAGTAAATGGTGTGGTATCATCTTTGGATGATATTCATCGAGGATGAAACGCTTGATATGCGACTTGTATTCTTGGAATATACGCGGCGGAGGTGACGAGAACGCATAATCGGTACCATCGATAAGTACATCGTCTTCGCCTTGGGCATTACGCTTCGCTTCACGGGTCTTACCGGTTCCGGACGGACCCCAAAACCAATAGATCTTTGGTACTGGCTTAACAGGCTTGCGAGCAGCTATAAGCTTCTCTATGCCTGCATGTAATCTAATGTAGATTGCGGGATGATCTTGTTGGATATCGGCAAGTGACTTACCAGCGTTGATATCGGCTATAACAACATCGACATCACTACGTTTACCTTGTTGTAGGGGCCATTCGCCATACTCCCAGGGACCTTCGGTACGAGTATCTTCTTTCATGCAATAGGCACGTGCCTGATCACGTGTTCCCTTTCTTGGTTCCCCGTGTACCCCGGGGATAATTTTTTTGAGTGCCACGAGGCGCACGGGTTTTGTGAATTCACAGTACCCTTGGGAGTGAGGAGTACCTAATTCACCGACTTCCAGTTGGAATACTAGATACCTAATGTTTGCGTAATCGGCAAAGGCTGCTATGACCTTGCCATCGTTCATAATCGGATTGTTAAGTGTAAAACACCAGTTCCTATAGGACATGTTGTTACTGTTACGGAAGTGGACAGAGGG